GTGTTTTGGTCTTCAAATGACCATTGACTAGAGAATGTTTAAGCTATCTCGACCTAGAGAATCATATCTCTTTTAGTCGGGAACACTGACTACATCTTCGTGTTACCTTGCGGTGCGGGTTTCCCGTACTGATCAGGAGATATACATGACATACAAGAAGTGGGACACAACCTTCTTTTTACGTGGCTTAAAAGGCACGTATGAAGGTTCAAGTATTAATGAGATACCTTACTTTGGTATCGCACAAAACTTGTTTGAGCGCTTTGGCTTTCTCCTTCCAAACTGGAGGGCTATTGTCAAAGCTGATCTCAATGCGTCTACCGACTTGGCTGTCTATGTATCTGAGGTTGTTTCTCGATCGCCCTTCTCAGGTAAAATCTGGCATTGGCCTAAGAGTTCAACCAACGGGCAGTTTCCAAACGTTTTTAGATATGAACATAGTGGGTATATTTCAGGTTGGAATCTACCCCCTACAGTAATATCTGACACTGGAAATACTGCATCTCTTGACGTAGCTGACCAGAAGGCCATCAGACTACTTCATAAGCGAATCGACGAACATCAACACCAGTTTCAGGGTGGTGTGTTTATCGGTGAACTTAAAAAAGCAGTTCAGATGGTCGTGAGACCGGGAAAAGCTCTTTCTGACTCGTTGGTACGTTATAGAAAGAATGCAATACGTCTCCACCGGGATTTTAATCCCAGTCGATTACGTACTCGTTCCTCTATTAATCGTAACAAAAAGGAATTTAGAGCCGCTCTTGGTAATCTCTACCTTGAAGCCACATTCGGTTGGCAACCTTTGCTAAACGATATGCGCGACGCTGGCATAGCAGCTGCAAGACTCGTAACTCGCTTCGAAAAGAAGCGTTTTAAGGTTCATGCTGCCGATTTATGTCAGATTTCTACGTCATCGTTCACTAGTCCAATGACTGTTGGCAATACTAATTTTTATTATCAAGTTTCTGATAATTTAGATGGTAAGGCCGAAGTCATATACTATGGACTTTTTCGAGGTACTGCTAGCGAGTCAGGTACTTATGATCCATACAGGAATTTGGTTCAACTCTCTGGGTTTGATCTCCAGAGTTTTGTACCTACTGTCTGGGAACTTGTACCTTATTCGTTTGTCGTCGACTATTTTTCTAATATAGGCGACGTCATTCAATCCTTGAGCCATCAAACGGCTGAAGTACGTTGGTTAACAAAGGTTACCATTAGGGAGGTCAAGCGATCTCTCATATGTATACCGATGTTACAATATACCCATGACCGTTTTGATATTGAGAGTGGTGGGGTTGTTACCCATCTTTCTCATAACTTTCGGATTGAAGCAGGTGTGGCTGGTTCAGCAAGCACTCATCGGGCAGTTGTTAGGACTCCAATCACTGATGCTGTTGTTCCGCCTCTTCGATTGAAGTTCGAAACGCCTAAACCATTACAATGGCTTAACATTGCCGTTTTAATGGATGGTGGCAAACTGCCTCTCCAAGTTGGTCGCTAGGTTCGGATCGACTTTTGTTGTTTTTACTTAGTGGAGGTTGACGCTATGTCAATCGATCTATACTCACCGATTGTCGGTGTGGTAATGACGGGCTTCACTGCACCTACTTATGGTGATGTCTTGGATATTGCACCAGACATTAACGGTAAGCAGTTTGCAATGACGTCTCTCGGTGGTACGCAAGCTGGAGTGGTCGCTCATAGTTTATCAGCACCTTTTACGCTGACTTACGTGCGCCCCAAGCTCAACAAAGTGCTTGGAAAGCCTAACCCAGTTACCGGATTACTTCCGAACGTACCGAAAAACCAACATGTGTTTATCCTCCGAAAGGCGGTTATTCCGCTTGTTGGTCAGCCCTACTCGATCATGCTCGGGCGGTTAACGCTCGACGTTCCTGCAGGTGCTGATATTGCTGATGCGCCAAATGTTAAAGCAGGTATTTCCTGCTTGTTTGGCTGGCTCTATGCCAAAGGTTCAGGCATTGGAGACACAGTCATTTCTGGCGTAGTTTAAACATCTAACAAGGTGTTTAGACGTTATAGCAATGTAGCACGTTCTCGTTTAGACGTGCTACGGGTTCTCTTAGCGGTCTTTCTATATCTAATCTTAGGGTTAGTTAATGCGAGCGATGAACTTCTCGCGAAAATTATCCTTTTGATTATGGAGATAACTCCTAAACCCTGAAAGATGGGCAGATGTGCTAAGAATCCCAAGTACCGGAGACTTCATGCGCAATTACGCTGTCGTTGAGGAAAGCCTCAAAAGTGAGCTGAACAATAGAGAAGTATCACTTACAAGTGATTTATCTCTACCCGCAGCGAGATCTCTTTGGCTTGAACGTTCATTCTTTAAGAAGCTTAAAGATGTCGTACATCCTGAAGCGAATAAACGGTGTCTCGAACTCTTTTTAAAGAGCAACGAGGCTTGCCGGACGTTCGCTTTGGAGCCAAAAGATCTCTTTGATGAAGAGATTATCGGTGAAGTCAAAAACTTCTTCGATTCTATCTTCTTTAGCGGCCCTGAGTTTTCACTTAGCTGTCGGAGAATTTCTGACAGTTTTGGTGTTGGCCCAGGTGCTTCTATAGGCTCTGTATCTCATAATTTCTATACGAAATTATTTGATAGTAACCTAAGTTGCACAAACAGCTCGCTTTACCAGTACTATAGGGAAGCTATTCTTGAGGATCCTAAGTGGGTCGACGCCGAAATCCGGCGTTTATCATCTTTTGGCCTCGGAATAGTGAGAGGTAACAAACTCTCCTTTGTTCCTAAAACGTCAGAAATCTCGCGTTCTATCTGTACCGAGCCCATTCTGAATATGTTATTTCAGAAAGGGATCGGTGCTTTTTTTGAGGCAAAGCTTAAGCAGAGGTTCAAGATTGACCTTAGCAGACAGCCTAACCTTAATAGAGAGCTGGCGCGTGTCGGGTCTGTTGATTGTTCTTTTGGAACAATTGACTTATCTAGCGCGTCAGACAGTGTGTCGCTCAATCTTCTCAGACAGATCTTTCCACCTTATGTATTAAGGTGGTTAGAGATGTCCCGAAGTCCTCTTGTTATCCTTCCAGATAATTCTGAGGTTGAGTTACACATGGTATCGAGTATGGGGAATGCTTTTACTTTTCCCTTGCAAACGATACTATTCGCGAGCATAGTTGTTTCCTGTTATCGAATTCTAGGTGTTAAACCTAGTTTCGATGCAATAGGGCCCCGTAACTTTGGAATTTTCGGCGACGACATAATTGTCCTAAAGGACTGTTATGCCTTAGTCGTTCGAACTCTAAAATTATTTGGCTTTACTGTGAACGAAGCGAAATCGTTTAATACAGGAAACTTCCGTGAGTCCTGCGGAGGTGATTTTTACAAAGGCCATGATATTCGTGGCGTTTATATTCAATCACTTCTCACGGACGCTGATGTTTACTCCGCTATCAATAGACTTATCCGATGGTCAGCAAAGAGTGGGGTATCAATCCTGAAGACTATCTTCATCTTGGTGGGGTTTTTGAATAGAAGTTTATTCATTCCGCCAACTGATGGAGATGCTGAAGGTTTGAAGGTCCCGTTCCCAGCTGATAAGATGGGTCGCTGTCGTCACACTGGGGGCGTAATTTATCACGTTCTCCAGCGTACTACAGCTTCCTTTTCTGTTTCAGAGTCTAGTCTATCGACGCTTAAAAGGTATCCAGGTACCAATAGGAATATTGGTTTAAATCCATCTGGACTCTTAATAAGTGTCATCGGAGGTTTCATTAGGCACGAACGTATCACTTACAGAATTGTAAGTGAAAGGTTTAAAGTGCGTCGCCGAATAACCTCTAACTGGGGTTATTTGGACGCGTCCGGTCCTAATACCGTTG